CGTCGGGTCCACGACCATCGGAAACGCGGATGCCACGATGCCCGCGTAGGGGACGGCCTCACCGAACGGTGCCACCGCGCCAGCGGAGAGGTAGAACACCGGGCGCTTGATACCAGTTGCGCTCTCGCGTGTTCCTGCCTTGAAGTAGACGACCGGCTCGCCAGCACCATTCTCGACAACAAGGTCGTTGTTGCCGCTGTAGCCAGCAGCGACAACTTCCTGCGTCACTGTGTCGCGGACGACCGCGCCTGACGGGTTCTGAACGTCCCACACGAAGACGATGTACGTCTGCGCTGCGTTCCAGCCCAGCGAGGTTGGGTCAGGGATATTCGGGCGCTGACGGATGGTGAACGCCTTGCTCATCCGGTCGTCGTGCAGCGTCACCGCGAGGTCGGTGTTCGGGAAAATGTCGTGGACGGTCACGACGTTGCCGTCACGGGTGACGTTGGTGTAGTCGGCGGTAGCGAGCGTCTGGTTGCGGGCGACCGGGGCAGACCTGTCCACCATGACAATCTTCGTCGGGCGCATCTGGATGGCATGGCCCTTGTAGCCGATGTTCAGGTAGCCGTTCTCGATTGCGAAGCGAACGTCCTGCGTCTCAGCGGCCCAGCCACCGGCAACCGGCTGGATGAGTTGGTCGTAGTCCTCCCAGTACCCATCCTTGTGCCGGAAGTGCATTCTCCCGCCAATGCGCGCCTCGAACACACCCGGCTCGTCGGTTGCAAAGTGCTTTGCTTCTCTTGTGCGAAGGTGATTGAGTTCACCCAATACTGTTGGCATAGCGACGAACTCCTGCGCGTCCAAGCGCAACAAGTGGAGTAATGGCGACTCCGATAAGGATACGAGCGATTGTTGTGCCGACAATCAGTGCCATAACATCAACGCCCTCAACTCCGTAGAAGCCAAGGACGCCGTAGACGATGTTACCAGCGACGATAGTTGGGAAGATTGTGACGAGATACCTGAGTGCGAAGTTCCTCCCCTGCATTCGCTCGCGGAGGGCAGAGAATAGTGGAGTGTTTACAAGCCTTCCGCCGACAAGCAATGACGCCCACCCGGCGAAGAACAACCTAGAGGACTGGGCGAGGAACGTCTGGAAGCCATCTGTCTCCTTCGCCGCAGGGAGCATGAACACAAGCGGAACGACCGTCAGGAAGAATACAAGTCTGACAATCAAAGCCGTATCGACAGTCGCCTGCGCCGCTGCCTTTCCCTGCCAGTCATTGATAATGTCGAGGATGCCGTAGGAGATACCAATAAGCATCGAGCCTGCGGCGAACGTAATCCCAAAGTCGATGACCTTGTTCGACATGATGGGAGCCATCAGGTTCAGCGTCACGAACATCGTGACCATGAACATGAGCAGTCGGTTCACAGTCCGTTCCTCTCTCGCCTGATGCACGACTTGCACGTCATGTCGGGCGGGTAGACAGAGCAGGAGTAGGTGGTCGATAGTTCGACGCCAAGGCTCTTGGCCCTCTCCGATACATCGCTGCTGCTCATGTCCCAAAGAGGGAACGAGAGAACACGATTGCCCTGCAACTTATTGCTATTGACCAGTGCGTTGAAGTTGCCGACGAACTCAGGGTCGGCGCTGACTTCCTTGCGCGACCCGTTGAACACCCAGTCGGCGTCGATGTGGGCTGCGTACTGCAGACCAAGCATCGTGCTGGTCATCGTGGCGTAGTTGGTGGTGTGCTTCTGCACGACCTCGTTCCACGCCGACCAGTCGGCCCCGTAGGGCAGGACGGTGTGGCTGGCGCAGTAGAGGTCGGCAGTTCGCTTTGCCGCCTCAGGGCCAGCAGGACGGAGCCTGACATTCCAGTCGATGAACAGGGAGTTGATTTCCCAGCCATGATGTGCAAGCATAGCAGCAATGACCCTAGAGTCGATGCCACCGCTATTCAGCAGGACCGCTCTGGTCATCTTCCACCACGGGTTCGGGCTCAGGAACCTCGATAACTTCTTGGTTCAGCCTAGAACGGAGAAGTGTACCAAGATGAGAGTCGTCATCTGTCGTGACCTCGATTGCGCCGTTTGGGAGGACCCACGTCCAGACATGCTGCCTGCCCTTCTTCCACCCGATGCAATACGCCCTGAACTCAGGGAAGCGGAGAACGGGGATTACCTTGCGCTCAATCTGGTCGCTACTGCGCTGGGTGATGATTGAACGGAATACCCGGCTGCGGAAGATGGGCTTCGCGCCTGCCGGGATTGTGACCTGAACAAGCGGATAGGGCTGACCGGTAAGCATCACCTGAGTACCATTGGGCACAAGAGCCCATCGTACTGTGCGTGACAACATTTCCTTGTCAGCCCATCCGTGTTCCTCTAGGTCAACGACGGCCTCGGAGCCGTCGTCAAGAGTGGCGTTTGCAACGTATGCATAGTCCTTAGACATTGAGTTGTCCGTCCTTTCAAGAACTTGTAGACTTGACGATTATACCTCGTCGTATGAGTAGGAGAGAGTCTCCTGTCCCATAGCGCCCGGTGCAGCAGAGCCGGAAGGCTGCAACTGCAACTGCAGTTCCTTGGAGACGGTGTTCAGCGCCGAGTAGGTCGCTCCGTCCCAAGTTCCCTTAGCGCCAGAAGTCAGGGTCGTGATGTTCACGCCACCGGTCATAGCGGTGTTGTACGGAGTCGTACCACCGGTACCCGGAGTAGCACCACCGGTTCCCTGAGCCAACTTGGCCATGAGGGTGATGTTCGCGCCAGCACCGGAGTCAACCGGCGCAGAGCCGTCGCCCCAAAACTTGACGTTGCCCCACGAGACTGCGGGAGCGACAGTTGCCTTCAAGCGAAGGTGCTTGCTGTACGACTGGCTACCAGCGAGAACAGGGTTGTTCTGGCGAGTGGTCAGGTCCGTAGCAGCAGAGTCGATGCTGAGGAAAGAGATACCGGTCTGAGCAGCGCCAGACTCGGTAGCGGCGTTTGTACCAGTGTACACGAATACGCCAACGGTTGCTGCCATTGATTTCTCCTAGGGCATGACGCCCGAAACTAAGCCGGGGGTCTAGCCTTCCCCGACATATCCCATGTTACGGGATATCCCATTGGTTCTTAGCATACGCTTCTGCAAGGTCTAGCATCTGCATGACCGTTGCGATTTGGTCAGGGGTGAGCAGTTCCGTAACATCAACGTCACGCAACTGCCTACCCTGAATATCAGGAACATCAGTGATGGACTCAGCGATAATCTTGACGCAAGGGTCGTGGTTATCGAAGGTCCCGAACGCGATGTTCCCAGTGAAGTTCCGGTAGAGGTCAACCCTGACCCTGACCCCTGTTTCAGTGACCGTGACTGTCGCCATTGTACCTCCTAAATCTTGATGATGTAGTTCAGAATGATGTACGGCATCATGTTCGATGGCGAGTCATGCGCAGAGTGCCCATCAACCGCGCCGCCAGAGTGGGACAGTGCTGCGTGGTTTGATGGCTGCGTGAACGTGTGAGCCGCTGGCTGGGTAACAGAGTGGGACAGTGCCGTTTCCTCTGTGTTGGTAAGAGAGTAGTTGTCGGAGCCGGATGGGGTACCTGTGTTGGCATAGTTTGCTGGCGTGTGTGCTCCACCAGTTCCGAACGGCGGGGTTGAGCGCCAGAACAGACCACCCGAGTTCTGGCTGAGTGGTGCCTCGTGCTTGTGGGCAGTGTGTGTGGCAACCGCTGTACCTGAGTGTGCGCTGACCGCGCCACCGGTATGTGCGTCGATTGTATGGCTGGACGGCTGCGTGAATACATGGGCTGAATGGCCAGCATGCGTGTGTGTCGTAGCGCCGCCAGTGGAGCCGATTGCCTCTGCGTTGCGACCGTATGGGACGCGGTTGACCATGTTCGGCAGGCCGAACGTCGTGGACCCGTCACCGGCACCGTAGGTCGTACCAATCGCGTTGAACAAGTCGCTGTAAGTCGTCCTCGATACTGCAGAGCCGTTGCAGATTAGGTACCCAGCGGGAGCGGTGTTCGTGGGCCACATCATCATGGCACCAGCAGGCACACCCGGCTCAACGAACGGCTGGTAGTCCATCGACTTCTCTGACTTCGTGAGCATCACTTGGTCGATGAACAGGTAGCAGTCAGACCCGCTGATGTATGGCGTATTCATGACAATAGCGACGACCATTGTCTGCGCACCTGCAGGAGCGACAGTGCCGTCGATTGTCAGGAACCGCCAGTTCGCAAGCGTCGGTCCACCAGACATAGAAACATCATTCGCCAATGTCTGAGACGATGCACCGCTGATAAACGCGCCAGTATTGTCGTAGAACCAGATGCTTGCATACGTCCCTGTTACCCGGTGCGTTCCAACCGGAACCCTCAAAGAATAACTTTCGCCAGCGATGCAGGGGAGCCTGTCGCTTGCGATATACGGCGAGAACGTACCAGTTGCAGTGCTGTAGATGTACGCAGTCTCTCCGTATGGACCGCCAACCCCGTCGAATGCCTTTGTCTCGCCGTCCCGCAAAACCCATGTGGCATCAGAGTTGGTGTACAGGCTCCAAGTTGCAGTTGTGTCGCCGTTCTGGTACAGCGACCACCCGTTCTTGATATGTAGGAAGCCGCCATTGGGAAGGAGGTTCCTACCGCTGCCACCACCGCCAACGAAAGGCTCTGGCGCAGCGGTTCCGTCGCCCTGCAGGATTTCTCCCGTTGATGGGTTGATTGCAACCTTCTTATAGGCCGACGAGACATTGATTTCCTCAATCCACCTGTCGCCAGTGCCGTAGTCGATTGCAACCTTTACGCTGTCACCGATGGTGACGTATGACGTTTCAGGTACGCGGAAGCCGTTGCTGATGTACGCACCGTCCGTCTCTCCGTACAGGTATGCACCAGCAGTCTTCCCATCGGACGAAACAGAGGCAACTGTGCCCCATGTCGTCTCGACCATTGCGGATGAACGAGTCAACTTCTTGACTCGCGTGTCGATTACATCAACGATGCGTGAGGCATCGCCTAGCGAAAACGGTTCTCCCATTAGGTCAACCTAATCTCCCTCAGGAGCCGCAACGTCTGGCGGCTTGCAGAAAGCGGCACCGTAAATGCCCTGATGCGGAAGTTCGAGTTGAGTTGCGAGAAGTCACGCTCGTCAACATGAACAACGTCATTTCCCTCAAATGCTGGGTTGCAGAGAGTCTCCAAGGTAATGTCCTCGTTGACGAGAACATGCTTGTAGAACAGGCTTTGAGCCGTCTTGTCGGCAAGTGCCTGAGTTCCGATGTTGTCAGACTCATACTTGAACACACGCTCGCCAAGGCGGGTTACGTTAGTTACGCTGGTCGGGTCGGTGTCGCGGACGCGAGAGATAACGACGTTATCCTTGTCCTTTGTACCGACGACAAGCACGGCATTGTAGAGATTATCGTCAGAGT